TGAGCCTAGCAAATAAGTCGGGAAACCGAATGAGCCTAGCAAATAAATCTCAACACTAACAAAGGAAACAAAATGTTTTTATTCCACCTAAGAGATGTACTAGTGTTCGTTGGTATCTTCTCACTACCTGCACTACTACTAGAATTACAATTACTAGTTATTGGCTTAGACGGTATGAGTCTAACGGTTATGATAGCAACCGCCGTTATCGGTTTAGTATCTGCAATAGGTGCAGGTATTTGTGAAATGATTGAGGGTTAAACAATGACTGAATTAGCATTTGAAAACATTACCAAGAATAAGTGTATGACTTGCCAAGATAAATTAACGGCTTGGGAAATTAACTACTGCATTATTTGCGAGAGTGACCAAGAAATAGAAAACTATTTCGAAGATGAATTCTAAAAACTAGAATTTTATTACACTTCAAAACTAAATAAAATAGAATGGGCTCACTAATAAAAAGGTGAGCTTTTTCTAAATATACGCATCATACACATTAACAAAATATTCAGATTTTCTTCAAAATAGGATCTAGCTGCAAATATAAAAATATTCAGATTTTCGGGGTATTGAATATATATCTCATTATGTGAGATGTTATGTTACAATTGTGTAACGAATAATTTAATATTTCAATGTTTCTGGTAGCTCGATTTGACAATCATTAAAAACACAATTACACTATGAGTGCAGCGAATCTTAAAAAACTAAAAGTTCTAGAAAAGTTGGGGGCAGGGGAATGAAATTATTAAAAAAACTTACAGAGACTCATATGAGTAATAAAGAATTCAAACAATATCTATTCTTAATATTAGTAACAATAGCTGTAGAATGGACTCTTCTGGAGATTTTCTTATAAAAACTTATTTTTGAAAGGATAAGAATGTTCAATGCAAAAACAGTAGATAACTTTATATCTATGGAAGAATCTAATAAAATTTTAGATTTTGTAACTGGCATAGAGCCATGGGAACAAAGTGGATCAGAGTTCTGGAGTAATAGAAGCCTTAATGCTAAACATATTTATTTTCATGACAAAGAAATCGGGGAAATGTTATATGATATTCGTCAAAGAGTGGCAAATGCAATAAAAGAACATTATAACCTATTAGAGATATATCCAGATCTATTTCAAGTCATTCGTTGGTTTCCTGGTCAAGAACAAGCCCCACATTGTGACGACATGACAGATGCTCATGAAGATAATAAAGAATCATTAGAATGGTTTAATCATAGAGAGTATGGAGCTATTATATATTTAAATGATGATTACTCTGGTGGACATACATATTATCCAAATCATAATTTTGACATTGCCCCTGCCATAGGAAAACTTGCAATACACCCAGGAGACCCAGAGCACCTTCATGGCGTATCTAAAATACAAGATGGTGTTAGATATACCCTTGCTTCGTTCTGGACTCAGGATGAGAAATACTTTGATGGATGGGTTCTTTAATTGGACTACATCAATGATCCTGGTTTTGAGGTTCCTGAAGACAAAATCTTAATAATTCCTTTTTCTGGTAGAGATGAACAATATGATAGATATCCAGAAATTGTAGAATCTTTAAAGGGTAATATTAAAAGAGATTGGCTTAGTAACCATGCTTACTATTGTCTTCCCCTTAATATAGCAAATCAATATGGGTTTATTATTAAGGCAGCTTTTGATTTTGACGCAACCTGGGATGGCTCAAAAGGAAATCCTAATGATATTAATATTAACATATATGAGCCAGGAGAATCCTTTTCCATGCAACAAGTTAATCCAGGATTTGCTGAAGGTATCTTAACTATTCAAAATAACTTTCAATTTAAAACCCCTCCAGGAATTAACTTAATGACCATTGCTGCCCCAAACTTCTTTATTCCAGGAATGCAAGCAATGACAGCAGTAATTGAAGCAGACCAGATAAGACGAGACTTTTCTTTTAATCTTAAATTAACCGATCCAAACAGGGTAGTAAGTGTTAAAAAAGGAGATCCTCTAGCTGCCTTTATTCCTATCCCTAGATACTTTGTAGAAGAATTTAAATTAGATACTGCTAATAAATATTTTTCAGAGGATGTTATTAAAAATGAACAAAATGATGCAAATGAACTAGGTCGTCAAAGATTAAATGAAGATAAGGAAAAAGCACATTATTCAGGTAGAAAATATTTCAATGGAATTCATGCATTCGGAAAAGAGTTCAAAGATCATCAAAAAAGAGTATAGTCTTCATATAAGGAAATATCTGCATATTATAAATACCTTCCATATATAACGGAGTTATAAGGGGGTAAGAGGGTATACTATTTCGCCGAATTTTGCGTTTTTAATTTGCGGATTTTTTGCGAGTTTTTTAAAAATGGTATAATTAAACATTATGGCAGTAACAATTGTTAGAACAACTACAGCATCTCAAATTGGATCTTTGCTTACTCAGGCATCCGCCTCAATAACTTATCTAACTCAGGCATCTGCCTCAACAGCTTATCTAACTCAGTCATCCGCCTCAACAAATTATCTAACTCAGGCATCCGCTTCTATAACCTATCAAAATAAAAATCTAGACATTATTGCATCAAAAACTGGGGCTTACACGGTTGCTTCTGGAGATGAAAATGATTTAATTCAACTTAATGGAACTTTTACTGTAAGCATTCCAACTGATGCAACCTTTAACTTTGCTATTGGGACACAGATAAATCTATTAAATATTGGAACTGGTGTTATAACAATTGCTGCAGTATCTGGTGGAACTACTGCAGTAAATGCAACTCCTGGGTTAATACTTCGTGCACAATGGTCTGGAGCCACACTAATAAAACGTGCTGCTAATAGTTGGGTTGTGGCTGGAGATCTAAAGTCGTGATTCTTGGCTTTCAGTACTCTTCTGTACAAAAAAATGTTTCAGTTGAATATGTTGTAGTTGGTGGAGGTGGCAGTGGTGCTGGTTCTAGTAGTGGGAATCCTGGCGGTGGCGGTGGTGCTGGCGGATATAGGTCAAGTGTTATAGGAGAAGGCTCTGGTAGAGAAGCCTATAATAGTAATCTTTCAGCAGAATCAGTTATTTCTATACCTACAGGAGTATCGGTATCAGTTTTTGTTGGTGCTGCAAGTCCTGGTGGTAGTAGTGCAAATGTTGGCTATAGTGGTAATAGTTCTTCGTTTTCATCAATAACTTCTCTTGGAGGAGGTAGAGGTGGCTATATTGGTGTTTCTGGTCCTGGAGGCTCTGGAGGTTCTGGAGGTGGTGCTGGTGGTAATCTTGCAAACACAGTCGCAGGAGGTGTTGGAACTACTGGTCAAGGTTGGGATGGAAATCAAGCTGGTAATGAGTATGGTGGTGGCGGTGGTGGAGCAGGATCGTCCTCACCAGGTGGGGTTGCTAGTTATACAAAAGGTGGCAGAGGTCGTCAAACATTAATAACTGGATCAACTCTGGCACTTGCTGGTGGTGGTTGTGCTGGTTCTTTAGATAGTCTTGGTTTTGGAAATAACGTATTCGATACAGTAAATCCTGCTGGTGGAAATACGCCAACATCTGGATCAAGTGTTTTTTATGGTGGAGGAAGCAGCGGATACCCCTCCGCAAATCCAACAGCTGGCACTACAAATACAGGTGGTGGAGGTGGTGGGGGAGCTTCTAGTGGATCTCAGGCTGGTGCTAATGGCGGATCTGGAATTGTTATTTTAAAATATCCAAATACCTATACAATAACTGTTGACCCTGGATTATCAAGTAGCACTACTACATCAGGTTCATACAAAGTGACTACTTTTACTGCTGGAACTGGCAATGTAAGTTGGGCAGCATAATGGCACATTACGCATTTTTAAATGAAAACAACTTTGTAACTCAAGTCATTGCTGGTATTGATGAAACAGAATTAATTGAAGGATTATCCCCAGAAATCTGGTATGGTAATTTTAAAAATCAAACCTGTATTCGTACCTCTTATAATGGAAATATTAGAAAGAACTATGCTGGTATTGGGTATTCATATGATTTAAATCTTGATGCTTTTATTCCACCAAAACCATTTAATTCTTGGATATTAGATGAAGAAACTTGTAAATGGCAATCTCCAATTCCAATGCCAGAAATTCAAGAATCGGATATTAGAAAATATTATTTGTGGAATGAAGATTTAATAGATTGGGAATTAATAACTATTGAAGAAACGCTTGTTTCAGATCCATACCCATCTGTTGAATAATAAACTTAAATATTACTACTTGCACTCTTTTCATTAATAGTATCTAATTCATTAACAATCTTATAAGCCCATTGAGTAATTGCATATTCATCTTTATTGTAATGATGACCACAAAATAATAATTCCCCCGAAACTCCAGTAGCAAGTACAAAAGCTTGAGCACCACATCTATCACAACGATCTGAAATTTTCAATACTTTTTTTACTTCTTCTTTAGTTTCGGGCATTTATTAACTCCTATGTTATTTATATGTTATAATTGCTTTTAAGTCTTACTTTGGAGTATACCATAAAACAATGAATAATTCAATAGCTATGTTTGTTGAAAACTGGCAAATGTTTTTATCCCTTACCGCTATTTTAAGTGTTGGATATATAACAGTAAGAAAATTTGAAAGAATTCTTGGTAAAGATCAAAAGGGTAGAACAATAGCAGATCGCCTTGATCGTGTAGAACATCAAATATTTCCAAATGGCGGATCAAGCATGGCAGACAAGGTAAATTGTCTAGGAGATAATCAAAGTGAAATTAAATCAGATGTTAAGCAATTAAGCGGGGAATTAAGAATAATTCACGATGTTTTAGTAGCATATATTGCAGATAAGAAATAAAATAGTTTGGTATAATAGAAAAGTAAGAAAATTTAAATAGGAGTGCCCAATATGACCCCAGGGCTCGTAAACTTTGTTTGTCCACAAGGAAGCACGTTTAGAAGGACTTTAACATACACTCTGGATAATGTTCCCATCAATTTATCTGGATATTCTTCAAGATTACAAGTAAGACAAGCTTATTACTCTGACAACCCAATGATCTCCCTTCAATCTGGTAGTGGAATAACTCTTGGAGGATCTGCAGGAACTATTGATATATTAATTGCAGCAAGTGCTACAGCTGCCTTCCCTGCAGGAAATCACGTTTATGATTTAGAAATAGTAAGTCCATCTAACATTGTTGATAGATTAATCGAAGGTACATTTAATGTAACTCCAGAGGTAACAAGGTAATGGCAGAATTAAAGGTAGAAATTGATCAAGTTATAAATAATATAACAATTGATGAAGAAAATGTAGTAGTTCAATTAGGAACCTCTGGTCCACAAGGTGGAACAGGACCTGGAATACTTAATGGTACAAGTGCTCCAAATAATGCTATTGGTATTGTTGGAGATTTTTTCTTAAATACAACAAATATGAATTTGTATGGTCCAAAAACTGAATCAAGCTGGGGAACTCCAGTAGATTTGGTTGGAAGCCAAGAGCTTGGTTATATGCATATTCAAGAGAATGCTTCTGCAACTTGGAGCATAACACACGGATTGGGCTTTGTGCCTAATATTACAGTAGTTGATACAGCAGGAACAGTTGTTGAGGGGTCATACAACTATCCAAATTCAAATACTGTAGTTCTAACCTTTGTCGGAGCATTTTCGGGAAGGGCGTATTTATCGTAATGAAGGAGGTGAATATATATGTCTAGAAAATTTTTAACAAATATTGATTTAAATAGTAATGAATTGCGTAATGTTGTGATTCATAAATTAGCTACAGATCCAGGTTCTGCTATTTCTGGTCAACTTTATTTTAATACTGTTGATAATGCACTAAAAGTGTATAACGGAAGTGCGTGGGAAGCTGTTGGATCAACTGAATATATTGGAGATGCAGTAAACAGTCTACTTGCTAGTGGAACTGGAATATCATTAAACTATAATGATGCTGGAAATTCTCTTACAATTGCAAACACTGGTGTAACTAGTATTACTGGTACAGCCAATGAAGTATCTGTAAGTGGATCTGCTGGTGCAGTAACTGTAAGTCTTCCAAACTCTATTACAGTAGATGTAACTGGTGCTTTAACTGGCAATGCAAGTACTGCTAGCACTTTGCAGACAGCAAGGTCTATAGGTCTTAGTGGTGATTTAAGTGGTAGCGTTAGCTTTAATGGAAGTCAGGATGTAACTATTGCAGCAACTATTGCAGCAAACTCTGTTACCCTTGGTACAGATACAACTGGTGACTATGTATCAGGTGCAAGTTCGTCTGGTGCAGGTATTAGTGTAACTGGTTCAGGTGGTGAAGGGTCCAGTCTAGTTATTATTAACACTGGTGTAACATCTCTTTTGGGAACAGCAAACGAGGTAAATGTTTCAGGATCTGCTGGATCAATTACAATTGGTCTTCCAGACGATGTAACAATAGCAGGAAATCTTGATGTAACTGGAAATCTAACTATAAGTGGAAGCGTAACAACTTTAAATACAGAAACTTTGTTGGTTGAGGATAATCAAATTACCCTTAATAGCAACGTAACTGGAGCTCCTTCAGCAAATGCAGGTATCGAAGTTGAACGTGGAAGTTCTACAAATGCTTCTTTAATTTGGAACGAATCCTCAGATAAATGGTCAGCTGGATTGATTGGTAGTGAAACTGCTATCTCCCTTGAAGGTCACGTCCATGCAACATCTGATATAACTGGATTACAGGAGTATGTTGAAGATACAGTTGGCACAATGCTAACAGACTCTTCAACAGTTGATTTCACATATTCAGATAATGCTGGAGGTGCTGGAACATTTACCGCTGGTATCGTTACAGCCTCAACAAGCTATTTGACAACTGGTAGTGGTCTTGCTGTTGATATTTCTTCTGTAGAATCAAAGTTAATAACTGATGGATTCCCAAAGAAATATGCAGTTAATAATACATCACTAGCATCAGTTAGTGGAATATGTACATTGACAGTTACACACAACCTTGGAACCAAGGATGTGACAGTTCAAGTATATGAAGTTGCTGCTGATTTTAATCAGGTAGAAGTAGATGTACAACATACATCAACATCTGCTATAACTATTAAAATCAATAGTGCAACAACAATTGCTGCTGACACATATCGTGTTGTAGTAATTGGATAAAGTATAATATAGTATGTAGGGGGCTAGATTAAACCCTAGCCCCTCATGTTAGAAGGAAAAAATGGCAAAGAAATTTTTAAGTACTTTAAAGATAGTTAATCTACCTTCAGATCCTACAAGTGGATCCGAGGGAGAGCTATACTTTAATTCAGCATCGTCATGTGCAAAGATTTATCAAGATGGAGCTTGGGAAACCGTTGGTTCAGGTATGGGAGAAGCAGCTCAAATTAGTGCAACACAACCAGATTATCCACAACAAGGGGATCTTTGGTATAAAGATGACACTGCTCAATTTTTTATATACGATGGATATTCTTATGTAGAAATAGGGGAATCAGCCTCGGTAGGAACTAG